GGCATGCCCACCTGGTAACGCCTAAAATCATCTTGGCAAAAAAAGTGGTAAATTTGGGGCAATATAACCAAGTCCCCTGTGGTGGCGCATCTCAGGCCACGTGGTCATTACAATCAAGCCCCCAAGTCCGCTGCTTACGGTCCCATTCCTCCCTTCCACCCCTTAGCGCGACAAGAATACCGCACCTTCGTGGAGGCACCCCGCAAGCCACCCGCCCCCGGCCTTCCAGTCACCTTCCAACCGCACACCCGGCCACTCCTCCGTGGATGCACAGGCGTGCCTCATGCCCTCCGTGCCCCTGGACGAGCGCAAGCGCATTGCGCCATGCGTCAAGAACATCGTCGAAGGGATGAAGACCGCCCTTAAGGACAGCACCATGCCCTTATACACGTGGGCGACCAAGGCCGTGACAACTCCGACCTACCCGGTGCTGCGCTGGATGGAGAGCCTTGTGTACGATCAGAACCAGGAGGCGTTCCAGTCAGAGTTTAGCAGCTGGCGCGACTCCGTGCCCTCCATGGGCAAGCGCCTCGTCTTCCACACGGTCGACAACCCCAAGGGCGAGCGCGAGGCGCTCGACCTGGACGAGGCCAGGGTTGACGTGCCCGGCCACTCGCCCGAGCAAATCAAGGAGTGGTTCCTGTGCCAAAACTCGTGCGATACGTACTCGTTCTTCGTGAGCGCGGCGCTTCAGCTCATGATCGCCGGCGGCTGCGCGCCTGTGCACGCACTCAAGGACGGCACGCCACTCGAGCTCGTGGGCGTGGACACCATGGTCGGCTGCGTGCAGCTGGCCTTCAGCGGCATGGCCTGGTCGGACGACGGCACGTGCGTGCGCGGCCTCCGGGCTTTTGCCAGCCCGGAGGCCCTCAAGGAGAAGGACCGCGAGAACCACTGCTTCCTGCGTTTCAAGCTGCGCAACACCATGACGGACCAGGTGCTGTTTATGTTCTGCGACACGACCGCGCGCCAAGTCGTCTCCGACTTGGCGCTCACGGACAAGGCAGGCGCCCCACAGCACGTCAAGATGTGGCCCGACGGCACCCTGCCCAGCCAGTACACCATGTATGGCAAGCCGCGCGTGAAGGACCACGATGAGCTGCTGTTTGAGCTGGAAGGCGTTGATGGCCCCTGTCAAGTTGCGGCATTCCTCTACTCGCTGCACAAGATGAAGGCGAACATCGAATGTGGTGGTGCCAAGAAGATGACGCCCGAGCAAAAGGGGAGCTACGATACTACGTGGCAAAAGGCCATGGACTTCCTGACCGATCTCTCGCCCGTGTCCATCAACTGGGACGATGCCCTCGCCCGTGTGGAGGAGCGCAAGATTTACGACAACATGGAAGCCGCGGGCATCAATGGCCAAGTCATCATGACCCGCGACCCCGTCACGAGAGAGTGGAAACGCATGTGCATGGGCGACTAGTCGCCATTGTGGAAGCGATTGAAAACGATTAAGAAGAGGGGAGGGGGGGGACCTAAAAATTTTTTGGTCGAAAGGTTTTGACTTTCAAAAAGTTTGTTCACTCAAAATTTTATTTTCAACCCACCTGGTACTAGTGATGGCATGTTCACCCGACTGCGCCTAAAACCCTTAATTAAAGCGGTCTTCATCGTACTCTTGCAAGAATCGTTGTCCGATGCGACCCTCAATGTCGCCTTGCGCTTCACCTGTCATCTTCCACCAAAAGTTAACGATTTTCCATGGGAGAATCCACTTGGTACGAACAATGCTCCAGGCGTTCTTGTACAAGGTTTCAATTCTGTTTGGCCCAATGTTCACCGTGTTCTTAAATGACGGAATATTTTCCAGTCTCGATTGTGGTTGCAGCATGGCGCCTCCATGCTCGATCAAGATGGTATACCATGGTTCGAGCAGTTCCGACTCCTTGAAAGGGACATGTTGAATTCTCAGCCAGTCCTTTCCTTCTTCTGTGTCTTCATAGTCCATATACACGTTTTTGATACGGCCGCGCACATCGCGCGAGGTCACGCGTACGAACTGGCCTCGAAAGAAGCTAATTTTATTGTCAACTTTTCGTTTAGGCATTCACGTTTTGCACTTTGTTTATCTTTAGGTGAAGCTTCAAGAGTGGGGCAACCCAAGTTAAAATGTTATGTTCTCTTCATCTTCTTCCTCATTCTGGTCGTAATTCTCATCATGTTTTTTGTATTTGTAGCTATTTTTGTACGCAATATTGCAGAATTTATTAAAGTCACAAGTTTCACGATCGAATATGCAGCGACCCGATAGCAAACATGCTTCTTGGAGAGTGTTGTATAGATGGGTAAGTTGTTCATAATTTTGAGTGAACCATTCATCATAAGAAACAATGTGCTTGTGATGCATCTGTGTCACCCGTGGTGGTGGAGGCAGTTGAGGGGAGTACGATAATAGTTCTTGAAACTTAGATGATTTGGTCGAAGGCATTGTTATAACAATAATAACAGGTATTCTTGAAATTAAAGTAAGTCTTTAAATAAAAATCTGCCTTATAGTATCAATGACAACTGTTTTGCCAGGGGCAACCAACCCTGCAAATCGGGGGAATTTGCGGTTGAAGAGTCTTAGTTTGCGCGAGTTAGATCCTGATAATTCTCTTAGTTTAGCCATTGATGTCACAGTACAAGACCAGAGGCTACAATTTGCGAGCAACTTTGACAACGGAAATACAGTCAATATGTTTTCTGCTCTTGGGTCGACAATGGAAATGGCGACACTTTCGGTCGGAAGTATTCTGGCAGAAAACATCTCTGCGTCTGGAAACTTCGCTCTGAATGCACTTTCCGTGGGTTCAGTCACATCGGATCTCAGCGTGGGCGGGGATGTGTTCACGCCTTTTCTATCCGTACAAGAGGCCCACGTCGGAACGCTTAACATTTTCGGGGCAAATACCTTAAGTGTTGGTGGTAACGCTGTTTTTAAAGGAGGAAGCTTTAGCATTGAAGGTGGAGAGGGTGCTTTGGTAATCGAACGGCAGATTTCTTGTGGTTCTAACATAACAGGTCAATCAAATCTTTCAATAGGAGGACACGGTGACATTGCTGAGACGCTATCTATCGGATCAGCTACCACAATAGCTGGGTACAGCTCCGTTGGAGGCCACGCAACTATTCAAGGCGCTTACCTGGAGGTGAGGGGTGACCTTTCGGTTGGTGGTGATGATACAACCCTTGACACGAATTTATCAGTGAGTGGTGCATTAGCCGTAAGACAAGAATCTGTCTTTGATCAGACTGTCTCGGTTAATGGAAACTTGACAACAGCTAGCAAGCTGTCTGTGGGTAATGCAGTACGACTTTCAAGCATTTTGAATGTAATGAGTGTCTCGACCTTCCATGCCAGGATGTCTGTTCATGGTCCTTTCGATGTGGAGGGAACCACTTCGGTAGGAGGTGCTATCACGGCATCTGATACACTGTCTGTTCAGGGTCTAACCACGATCGGTACTTTGTCTGCGGGTACGTCTACACTAAACAACCTCGCGGTTCGTCAGAACTTGTCTGTCGCCGGCGATTTGATTGTTGAGGGCAACACGATCACGCTAAACACTTCGCAGGTCGATATCGAAGATCCGATCATTGAAATCGGTCAGGGCCTTTCTGGAGAGACACTTGCGGGTATTAAGATCATCAAGGACACAGTAGCTGCAAATAATCAGTCGGGAATTTTTCGCGAGCGTGCGTCTGATGACGGCAATACACCCTCTTTCTTCGCGGTATATGAGGATTTCAATGATTCTGATACACTGAATGTCATCAAAACCGTAGGTAACTTTCGTGCATCGCAGTTGTCAACTAATTCGGAAGCCATTCTTGGTGGCGACCTTTCGGTTGGGGGTGACATATATGTGGCCGGAGCGGCAACTTTGGAAGAAAGTCTCTCCTTGAATTCATTTGTTCACCTAGAAGGGGACCTTTCGGTTGGAGGAAATAGTAACATTGATGGAAGTATAGAGATGAACGGATCTTTAAGCACTGGGTCACATGTCATCTCTGGAGGTAACGTATCACTGGGAGGCACAGTGGACATTGTAGGAATCACACAGATCGCAAGTGAGCTTTCGGTTTCGGGATCTGTGACTCTTGCATCCGACCTGTCGGTCGCGTCCGATATGCAAATTGATGGCAAAACTCGCGTTTCTGAGACTTTGTCTGTGGGTAACTTTTCGGTTGTGGGCGGTTCCTTGTCGATCTCAGGTGCCCTGATATCTGATGATTACATATCTGTGTCTGGTGATGTTACAATAGGTCAATCGTTGTCTGTATCAGATGTAGCTGTCATAACACCCTCGAGTGGAAGCAATGTCTTTGTTGTCGGTGTTGATCCCAACCCAATCACAATTCTTGCTGACGATGTTGACGCACTTTTTCAGATAGAGTTTGATGAGCCACCTGTTTCGGTCACTGTTCGTAGAACAGGAAAAACCGACCTTGTGTACAATACTTCGGGTACATCAACCGCCCCCCCGATCACGCTTGATCCAGTGACTGGGAAATATCTACTTCCTTTGCAATACATTGCTGGTACGATCAATCCCACAACGAAGCCACACGAATTCGAAATTGTTATGTCCCGACCATATGTATCGAAGACTGCCTTCAAAATACGCAATCTAGATAATCTAACATACATTCACGACTTACACGATGTAGTACCAAAGGATATATTCACAGATGAGAGTGGTCATTCAATTCCAACCGTCTCTGTCTCTGGTGATATTATCGCTGGATCGGCACTTTCTGTGGGACATGATTTGCACTGCAACGGAAATACACTATTTTCCAACGCGAACAAAAGGGTCGGAATTTTCGGGCAGCTTTCTGTGAATAATGATGTCAATCTAAATGAGCGTCTTATTGTGGGTGGTGGTTCATCCTCGTTTCTCAGTATTGGGTCTGAAATCGCAGCGGCACAAACTCTCTCTGTAGCTGGTGATGTAGTGTTTGGGAGTGAAATCAGTGTGGGTGATTTCGCGCATTTCGCAGATGATATTACTATCAAAGGAGACGCAGTACTGGAATCCAGTTTTTCGGTCGGTGGTATGGCAGTGTTTCTTGATACTTTATCAGTTGCAGGCTCGGTCGTAATAGATGACGACATATCTGTATCGTCAAACCAGGTGGTTGGTTTGGATTTGTCCGTTGGATCCGTCATAACTACTCAAATGTTATCCGTTCAAAACATGGACGCTAACGATCTGTCTGCTGGCACCACCTTCATTGAAACTTCTTTTACAAACTCTGGAGTAAGTGATTTTCATGATGTGGTCCAGATGGGATCCACACTTTCTGTATCTGGGGCAATTTACGGCGCTTCCACTCTATCATTGAGTGCGAATGCTGACTTTGCATCAACTGTTTTGATAAATGGTGAATTGTCTGTGACCAGCTCGGTAACATTTGGTGGTGATACGACTATCAATGATACGCTCGATGTCGAGGGTACAACTCGTATCAACCAGGCACTTTCAGTGACGGGTGCTTCCACGCTTGCATCGACACTTTCAGTAGGTGGGAGCTCAGAGCTCACGGGAAATGTTTCTATTCGTGGTGTCGAAGTTGTGAACAGTCATCTGAGTGTCGGACGTGACGGTACCATTGCCCGTGAGCTATCAGTTGGAGACACAATTACTGGATCCAGGAATCTATCGATCGGCGGGCTAGTTCTAGACCGCGAGCGCACTCGCAACCGGTACTACCTTTTGAACCATGCGGCCAATTCAGGCTTGCAAATACAAACTAGCTCGGCAGGACAGGAATTCTTGTTTAGACTTGATGATGGTAGACTGATTTCGAGAAGTTCGTACTCAGAGAATGGTATTTTCATCGTAAAATCTATTACGAATGTGCAGGTGGAATGGTTTGAAGTCAATTCGACCATCACAGATGCTGACTTCGTGGAAGCCAGGCAGCTGAGTGATAACAGTCTTTTGGTGATTGACGATAGCGCACCTGGCTCGAGTTCGAGCGCGCCCGTACTCGCTGGGCTGACTGCACTTTCAGTTGGTCACAATATGACAATTGGAAAGAGCGGAGAAAGTACATTTTTGTCGATTGGCAGCTCAGTCGACATCACTGGACGTACTCAAATCATCAACACATTGTCTGTTTCTGGTGACGTCACATTCGGATCAGCGCTGTCCACGTCTGGTGACATGGATGTGAGCAGTCATGCCCGTGTAGGTGGTGAACTATCTGTTGGTGCCCAGGTGATCATTGGCTCAACTCTTTCGGTTGAGGGCGACACAACAATTTCGGGTACAATGAGTGTACAGGGCGATCTTGATGTCTTGAACCCGGTCAGATTTGCCGACACTCTGAGTGTGAGTGGTGACATGGATGTAAAAGCGGACAGTAGAATTCACGGATCCCTTTCTGTACAGGGGCTGACAACAATCGATGATGCCGTGAGCATTTCGGGTCACTTAGAGGTTGGTGATGCACTTGCACTCGGATCACACGTTTCCGTCGGTGCAAGCGCAACCGTTGGTTCGTATCTTTCCGTTCATACCTTCGCGGGAATCGGTGGATACATGGAGGTTAAAGATCGCTTGTCGGTTGGGGGTGATCTGGCGCTTGTTGGCAAAGCCGAAATGGACTCGACTCTTTCTATTAACAGTTCAACCTTTGTTGGGGATAGTCTTGAAGTCGAGGGTGCAGTCAGCATTGGTGGTGACTCAGAAATTGCTGGTCAATTGAGTATTGGTGGTTTGTTCGCAGTCACTGGAACAAGTAGCGTTGGTGGCAGCGTAGTTCTAGGTGAGAGTCTTTCGGTGGCTTCCTTACTTGTTACGCCCACCAGTGGGGAAAACTTGTTTACATTCGATGACACAATCACAGCAGACAAGAACGCAGTTGCATTGAGAATCGAACTTGCATACCCTCACACATTACAATTGGATACGAACACAGGGTTTGTCAGCCTATCCGCAGCACAGGCCACAGGTAATGGGACTTTTGTGAGTGAGCTTACTAATTCAGCTGGAATAACTCAAGGTATTGGCCAAATCAATGGGTTCAGGCTTACTGAAGCAGACAACCCTAATTTAACTCCACATCTGAGATTCATGACTGAACATGAAGTTATTAATGTGGAATATGAGGAAGGGAATGACGAAATTACAGTCATACATAACAACGTGGACGGTCCACAAGGTCTAACGGGTGGTAAAAGAGCACCCACCTTAAGTGTTGGTGGTAGGCTGATTCTTTTAGAAGATTTGTCGGTTGGTTTTGATACAACAATCCAGGAAAATCTATCTGTTGGTAATGTAATAGTCGCAAACACACTCTCGATTGGCACAGCCTTTACCACAGCAATATCCACACAGAGGCTGTTTGTTGCTGAATCAGAGCTTGCGAGTGTGCAGGGTGATTCGATCTCCGTTGGAACAGCATACATGAAGACTGCGGAGATCGAAACCTTCTTATCATGTGCTGGACCTGTTCTTTTTCAAGACAATGTGACACTAGAAGGTCAAACACTTACTCTCACAAACGACCTTTCTGTTGGTGGTGATGCGCAACTAAATCTTATTTCGGTGGCAAATCTACACGCAAACATGTTGTCCGTAAGTGATGCATTTGCTTCAGAACTGAGTGTTCATACGCTTTTTGTGCAACAAGTCACAACCAGCGATCCAGATGAATCCTTTGACTTTCAAGATGATGCGCACTTCCAGGGTGATCTGACGATTGAGGGCAAATTATACGTAAAGGATATTCTCTACACAGGCTCTGGTGGCAGTCTTACCATTGAAAATGTCGCATCCATGACTGTAGAAGACAACCTGTCCATTGCCGGTCACATTCATGGTGACACATTCTCACTTGGTATGAATAACACACCCACCAACTCCAATGATCCTGGTGATGCTGGTCTGCTTGCTTTAGACACTCAACACTTGTATGTATGTATTGCTGCCAATACATGGCGGCGCATCGCACTATCCGCTTTCTAAGAATTTCACTAAATTAAAATGTTTTACTATTTACAATGACGACAAAAACCAAAATTGAATTTTCAGTTTCTCTTCCTGAAAAAAACGAAGATTGGGGATTACCATCAGCAACTAAAATTGCTTTTGTTTGGTCAGTTGCTAAAATACATGACGACTTTCCACAAGTTAGTGAGACCAGCACTGTCTATGACGAAAGAGTAACAGAAATTCAAACAATCTCTGTTGATGACGCAATCAGAAATAAAAACTTACAAATCACAGCTGACAAATCCGGTTATACAAATGTTTTCATCCTGCAGGGTGGAAAATATCATCGAATTGGCGCTGCAAATGTATTCCAGTATGTACCCATACTGGAACCCGGTTCGGTACCAAGCGGACCATCCGCACCAAGCGGGTCACCCGCACCAAGCCCATCACCCGCACCAAACCCATCACCCGCACCAAACCCATCACCCGCACCAAACCCATCACCCGCACCAAACCCATCACCCGCACCAAATCCGTCACCCAACGCGGGTGACCCGGTAGTAAATTGCCAACAAGAATGCCAGCTTTGCGAATCCGGGAGAGAAGATAAATGTGCATCCTGTTATGGAGAGCCATGTTTTTTTCAGGCACCACAACCGCCTAACAAAAATATGCCACCCGGTAACAAACCAGCAGATCATTCTTGTGTGGATGCTTGCCTTATTTGCGAACAGACGGGTGAGGCAGATGTATGCAATCATTGTAGTACCAATTGCGTCTGAAGTATCCGTTGCTCGGCCTTTTTACACCCGTGCCAGTGAATAATTAAATCTCGCCCCTGGTCACTTTCACTTCGCTCATCCGGGGCAACATGAATCAGAAAGATGAGACAGATAACTGCAGCGATAAGTCCGAATGCAACCTGGACGAATGCAACCCGGACGAGTTTCTAGACCTGGAAAACCTGGCAGCCGAAGTGGCCGCCGAAGTGGTCGCCGAAGTCGCCGCCGAAGTCGACGCCGAAATGGAAAGTGCCATGACCAGTGTCGATACCGACCCGATCACCAATACCGATTCCACCCCTGGTGCCACGGATGAGACAACAACCACTGTGGTTGTGTACGGCGAGGAAGTGAAGAGGATGAAGTTTAGCACAAATAACGCCGTGCCTTTGCCGACGGTCTTGCCTCCGACAGTTCAGACTATCTCGTGGTTGTTCCCAAAACATGTCCCTAGTGACCCACCAAATTGGATGCCGGTGCCATCTTACCGCCCGAAGCTTCCAGATCCGCCCCCCAATGCCGATGCTGAGGTTCTGAGGAAAATTGAAGATATCAAAAACATTCTTGGTTGCTAAGTCTCTGTGTCTAGGTATCTAGGTCTCTTGGGCACTGTAAATCTGTTGAATCAATGTTGATAGATTGTTTTCTTTCGCCAAGGCTTTCTGTCAATTTATTCGAGTCGAATAAAACATGATCTATTCGCTCGTATGGTGGTGGCATTTCTAGCCAGGCGTACATGTCGCAAACAGAAATATCAAAAAGTTTATATTTTGTATCCTTTTTCAGTGACTTCATGTGTGATTCAGCATCTGATTCCGTACTAAATGTACCGCAAATTTTGATTATGATAGAATTTTCCATCTTTTCATACTTTTCTATCTTCAGTGTAGCAATAACAACAAATTTATCATTGCACAGTGGTGAATCTGGCTCCATTGACTCTGGAAACGCAGTTGACTCTTCTTCACGTTCTTGCATATTTTCTGGCAGAATTGGATCAGACTCTGCCTTCGATTGGTCGAGCTCTCCATCAGCAATCTTTTGTGCAATCTTATTGTGTCTTTCTATTTCATCCATCATAACTTTCTTTCTCTTCTTGAATTCCTCGTGAGACTCTTGCATTCTCTCGTACTCCATCTCAATGGCTGTATTCATTTCACTATCGACATCACATTCGTATTCAGGTGGTGGGAGACAAACAAACTTAAACATTTCCAGAATGTACAATGCGTACTTCGAATCTTTCTCTTCTAATGATGTACACATTTTCTTTGCTTGCTCGATAGATGCAGTTGAAGCTTTTACTTTTAGCATGCATGAATTGGTCTCATGCTTTTGGCGAAACTTGTCACCAACTATATTTACAACCACAAATCGTCTCATACCAACCGGCTTGTCCTCAAACACGTACGGATTCTGATCACACGCCATATTTTTGAATGGGTTATGTATGCTAGCTTCTTTCTCTGTGTCCCTCCTAGCAACCATTTCATCAAATGTGCATGCATCTCCAATACTGTAACGTGCCTCCAAATCTTCTTCTTGCATGTTTGACAATACATGATATTTTTCGCTTTTAAGTCAAAACGCAACACTATTATGACTTAAAGAAAAGGCTATGACGAATAATATAAATGGTATTCGTTTACTTGATTACATTAGGATTTATTCTATATAGGAATGTACCTACTGCTATCAGTATTCGTCATGCATACCGTTACCAGCAGAATAGTGTGAATAATGTGAATAGTGTGATGATACTGAAAAACCACACAAGAAAACAGATTCTTGGTGACGCCGTTGCATTTATGGCTGGGGCTGGCGCTGCCAAATTGTCGTTCTACACATCCCGCTTCATCAAAGAATGGGAAAGAAATAAAACTATAGAAGAATCATTGAAATTATTTGAAAATACAATGATTTAATATTAAAGAAAACTTATTTTTTCTTATCATAATGATTGGGTTGACATTCATCAACACGTTTGCTATCTCGGTAGGAAAACCAGTGGTTTTCTCAACAGGATTTTACGGAACTATACCAAATGCCGCGTACTCAAGTTTGTTACAAACTATTCGTTCACAAAACGTTTCTGTTTTATCTCCTTCATTTACTCTCACGAGAAAAACGTTTGAAAAAATGTGTGATGACCACGAAATGGACAAGCTTCCACTCATTGCGCATTCTGCGATCGATCACGACATCCTTAATTCCCACCGGCTTGAAAAGGTACTACTTCTAGATCCGGCAACATTACCATCCATTTCTCTCCAGGGGTTGAATGAATTTGGGTGCCGAATGATACCAATAACCATACGACCAAGGGCTCCTGTAAATATTATACTCACACGACTATATGACACTTTTGTAAAACCACCATTCCAGCCAAACATTGAGGGTGCACACACAATTCAACTATATTATGGCGGACACAGTGATTTACTCGATGGTGCACTCCCGTGGTTTGCATCCAAAATTGGAATCGAATCTGATTCTGAGAAAATTACAGATTACAAATCGTTCGTTAATTTGTACATTCAAGAATGGTTAAAATCTTGTTCTTGTTGTTAACCTTCCTGTTGCCACCAAGTGGTCAAAATTTTAATTTGCTCATCCTTGTCAGCAAGCTGTTGTATCAGTGCTTTGATTTGTGCATTTTTTGCACTGAGTTCTGATTGATAGTAAATTTCCCGATCATTATATTGATCATCTTTTAACGATAGTTGCTCTTTGAGTGTCATAATAACCTCCTTGTAAATCATATTTTGTTTGCTTAACAATGTGTCTTGTCTTTAAGTCAACATCGATTATCAAATCATACTAAAGAAAATCGAAAGGTTCCCCAACGCAGCTGCGCGTGACACACATGTCGATCATGCAAGTGAATTACATACTGCCATTCAATGGTGACATCAACTTGAAACCTTCTTACGAAGTTAAGACAGAAAACTATCACAAGAAGGGAAAGATTGTTGTCGTGGATCGGTCTGCGTCAATGAGTGAGTTCGAAAACGAATTCGGACTTGCGATGTCAATGATCAAAGCATTGGCTGGGTTAGATCGGGACATATGTGTACCTTCGCCAAGTGGTAGCACTAATTTGATTGGAAAGATAAAGTCAATTGTGGAAAGTGGTTCTCTGCGAGAACAAGAATTGATTGTAATTACCGACGGCGTCGATAACGCTCATGAGACAGACGAAATCCAGACTGGTGTTGATGATGATGGAAAATATATCACGGTCAAGCTTAATCGAAATGGAAATTATGAAGCTTACATGAAAGAACGACAAAGTGCGATTCTTAAATACCTGGAATTTTTGGGATGTCAAGTTCACATTATTGGCATTGGCAACGAGGTGAAGAATTTGCTCAAGATGGCAGCGCCACATCGCATGACTGTTGCGCACATTAATCAAGGTGCGTCATCAAATGATGTTGCAAATGTTGTGAACGCGGCAATGAGAACCACACGATCGAATTCTGTTATTGACGCCAACCACGAAGATAACGTGCAAACAAGAATTATCGACGTCGGCAATTTGGAAGGGTTTCATCCTGTGAGTGAAGAGGTGGTCACAATGATTGAAAACGATTCAAAAAGAATTATTGTGACTGATGATGTTATAACTATTGATGAATTCAAACAAAAATTCGAAGAACTGGAATCCATCACCGATATGGGACAACTTGACGAGGAGGCAAGGAGATATACTCGTGCTGTAATTCTCTTTCTGCTAGACCTTTCTTCTCAGCATGGACCGATCCCTGGTGCTGTAATTGGAGGAAAATATTCAAAGTTGTTTGCACCGCCACTTGGTGTAACCAAGTGGCCGGTGAATCAGTTCCTATCCGAACTTAAAAAAATCAAATTAATTTCTGCAACACGTCACGAAAAAGTTGCTTTCAAATACGATGAGAAAATTCGCAATTTCAATAAAGTCGAATGTTATGAATTAACACCTGTGACCCGGTCGTTTCTTCCGGATCTGATTACTGACGAAAACTGGTGTTCTCCTGTCAATCAACTCGTTAGATTGACTGCGAAAAGACAACGCGACTCGGAGTAAATCTTAGTAAATTTTAATAAGAACAAGATATAATTGAAGAATAAGATTGCCAATATAATCACCAACCATTGCGCTATTTGCTAACAAATTGATCGAAATGTCGACTATTGGTTTAGGAATATCATGTGTTAACAAATATGTCGCCGAACTTGTTATAGAAGAAATAGCAAAGTCGTGTGTATATTTACTTGAGGATAATAACAAATTTGCAGCTTCAATATGAAACGGCAACAACATGATCTTACTTACATTTCACTTACGTTTTAATATAGTTTTTCAATAAATATTAAAAGGATGTTTTTTTAAATAAAAAAATGAAGTTGAACATACGTCCCGTTTTAGGCGCAGATGTTGGTTTGTCGCTTATGTTGATGCAACTTGCCGCTCATCATGAACCGACGCCAGAGTTATTTCTGTGCGACCTAGCAGTGTCGCATTCAATTTATGGCAGAGATCGACTTCAGGATCAGATTAACAACAATGACGAGCCAATCGTAACATCAAAAAACGTAAACTTTTGGAATGCGAGCACAACTCTTGCAAATCTGCTTGCATTTTTCTTTCTCGTGCAATTTCATCATGTTGAGGGTATCCCGATTTTATCATTCCTTTCGAATGCATATTCTAAAAGCAAAACGAAGATTGGCGCAGTAAAACCGCTTTTCATTGGTGCTTTGTGGGCCTATGCAATCGTTTTTTTACCACCCGATAGTGTGCCCAACGATTTATTCTTTGTTTACTCTAGCCTTTATTCGTCTGTTTCAAACATAGCCGATATAAAAGACATAGAAGAGGACAAATTAAATAATATCCAAACCATACCAGTTCTACTCGGAGAGAAGAAAACATACGCGTTATCATCAGTCCTAGCAAGCATATCTATGGCAACACACCATACAAATATGCTGACAGGCACATGGACAGTTGGTGATACTTTTATTGAAGTTGTTAGCGCTCTTGTCTTCGCATACGCCTCGTATAAGAGCTTAGAATAGGATCCAGCTATATTTAAAATCCCCTGTGGTCACTTCTTCGAACAGTTCCGTGTTTACTGTCCCTTCTTCTTTGCGCACCAGTCCACGTGTGGAACGTGGGTTGCGCGCCAAACGACAATCAACTGGCTGATGGCGGCACGCACTAACTCTAACCAGATCACCCAATACCAGGTGAAGGTGCAGCTCGTCCCGAAGGATCAAGGATACGTGTTTGGGACTGTCACGCCCTTCCAAAAGCTTATCTGGCGAACGGTGGCTCAGCCGCTGGAGGACAACGGCTACCCTCCGCTGGCGGTGTATGAGCATCAGTCGGACGGGATGATCGTGAAGATACCTAAAGATTATGGTCAGAATGGTTGGCACTTCTTTTACATCCAATGCGACAGTCAGGGTCAAGCCGTGGCGATTGCTGACTGCATCCACTTGTCCTGGGCGTCGTTTTCGAATGAGGATGACAAATACTACTTTCACAACTGGAGGGTCCTTGCGACAGATCATGGGCAAGGCTTCCACAACCCAGCGCACACTAAGCCAGTCGGAGAGGTCGTGCGCTCATTCCAGCCTGCCCCTCCGCCCAAGGGCAACCCGTGGCCGCTACTCAAGACTTCGTCGCCGGCCAACTCGTTCTCGGACTTGTCTCGCATTTCGCCCACATCCTGCATGGATGCGACCACGACCACCACGACCACCACGACCGCGATCGATCATATCGAGGCGATTCGCAGGCACAAGTTCGTTCTCGCGCAGTGCGAAGAGCTCGCTATGGCTGTGTCGACGTGCCAGAACGATTACGAGAAGACAAAGGAGGCCGTCAAAGATCAAGTTCGTGACATCAAGGTCATGCAAGAGTCGCTTGCTGTCGCCATGGATGAAAACAGCAAGCAACTTGCTAGCCTTCTTCACAACTTAGATAAGCTCGAAAAGCAGCATTCGGAGAACATGCAGGAACTTAACACCAAGATGTCGAATCTGGTGTCACTGCCAGCCGTGAGCATTTGATTTGTCATCTGAGCTTCACGCAACAGGATCGCTTTCCGCACCTTCTCTCCAGCAGGTGGAGAAGCGTTCTCAATCGGTAGTTTAGTGCGAAAGACGACTCATTTAAGTTTGAGTGTCGACTGTGAGTGTGAATTATGGTAGTCAAGTTTGTCTTAAAGACTTGAGCAGATGTCGAAAATGTCGAAATGAAAATAGTGAAAAGGCACAAGAGAAGCTACACTAACGGATCAGACTCAGATGATGATGACCAAGATGTTATCATCAAAACATATAAGAATGAGATTTTCTATCGTGGTGAAATAAAAGAACCACAAGCGACGGAGTTTTGTGTAAAATTGAAACAACTCGCAGACGAATATCATGACTCACATATCCTACTGCACCTAACTACCGAGGGTGGCGATTTGTTCTGTGGCATATTCATGTACGAGGCATTACGTAACTGTCGTACCCCGGTACACGTCATTGCCGAATCACAAGTATGTTCAGCTGGCACAATAGTTATGCTGGGCGCTTCCAAAAGATTCATGTACTCAACATCCGTAATCCTCGTGCACTCACTCTCCTCTTGGATGAATGGTATGCAAAAACCCAAGGCAATCCGTGAAGAATTACACAATTCGGAGACACTGCTTGAAATAATGAGTGAAATTTACAAACGTCACACTAAATTCACTGCAACAAATCTAAAAAAAATGTACGATACAGATCTTTACATGAGATCTTCTGAGTGTTTAAGTCGTGGATTTATCGATACAGTATTATCTTGATCACATCGATACCACGCTGTTACGGGGCACCACACTGTTGTTGTTCTTAGTGCCATTGTTGTTCTTAGTGCCATTGTTGTTCTTAGTGCCATTTTTTGTTTTTTTCGGTGTAAACATCCAGCTTGGAAACTTATCTGCGTATTCTTTTTTTAATGCATCAATCCTTCCTGTTTTTTCCTCTACTGATATTCCTTTTCCTGAATTCGATCCTTTTCTTTCCGCATATATTTGTTTCTTTTTTTCGTTATATTTTTTTAAAATAGGCAAATAATTTCGTTCGAAATTATTTGCCTTTCCCATCTGTCTAAGCTTCAAATCCTGCCTGCCCAACGCTTGATATCTTGTTAGCATCTCTTTCTTTTGTTTTTTGGCAATTGCTTCTGGAGTAACATTCTTGATAAAGAAAAATTTTGCTAGATTTTTATTTGGCAAGATATTTTTATACATTTCTTGAAATGCTGTTTTCTTTTTCAATACCCCCAAGGCAATCAGATCCCTTTGCATTTGTGTTGCATTTGTTGAGCCGCTTCCTTCCCACGAATCGACAATTTTTTTGGCATTACTATTATTCGTCTGAAACATTTGTTCTAATGTGTTCCAGTCGATTGCGTAATTATTTATATTATTAATACTTGTAATTTTTTTACGTTGTGTGTCGGTTAGAGAGGGGGGATAAAACTTTCTATAATATACTTTAAAGGTCGGGTTTTGCAAAGCTCTATCTAATTTGTTTTTTAGCGCTTGTTTCTTCTCTTTGGCTTTTCTTCTCTCCTGCTCCTCCTCCCGTTTTTGCCTCTTTTCCTGTTCTTTAGCCTCATACTTTTCTGTCTCTGCCAGAAGCTTTCTTGCTTCGTTAGCAGCTTCCGAAGCTCCTCTCCGAGCTCTATTCACTTCTTTCATTCGGTCCTTTTTTTGTTGCTGTATACTAGCCATGTCTTTTAGATATTTTTCTCTCAATTCTTTTTCCTGTCTATTTAGGTCTCTAAATATGTTGTTCGAAAGATAGGGTTCTTCCTTATTAGATCTCTTGGTTCTTTTGCGGGGCTGTTCGTTTGACGGCGCGCCTCCATTGTTTCTTCCTTGATTGATCATATTATTCGCCTCAGCCAGGCCCATGTTGAATTCTACTGCGTTGGACATATTGGTGATACTCATAACAATTATTTTTATTCTCAAAAAAAAAAATATCCGCAGAGAGTACAAAGATGCCAACTTACGGACCTGAGAAAAAGATTTCCTTTAAGACTCGTAAGGGTGAACAAGTAAGTTTTTTTGGGCGTGAGAGGCTCAAATATGAGGGCACGCCCGCAGATCTCCGACAGAGTATGCTTGCACAAGGGTTTGCCGAGGGTTTTACAAACCCGGCCGTTGCTATGTTGCAGAAAAGATATGACTCAGAGAAGAAACTAAAATCAAGCAAACCCCCTGCTCGGAAAAGAGCGAAACGTAAGTAAATTGTAATTTTATGATGGTAAAAAATAGTAAACCAGTAGTAAGCAATGTCGGATCCAGAGCCATTAGAAGGAGTTTGGTTATACGTTCACCCAAATTATAGAATGGATCGTAGTGATCCTCCAATTAAATTAGGTCCAGGTGAATATAGTAATATAAGCAACTTTCACACTGGTGCTAATGATCAGATAAGTTCAATGAAACTAGCAGCGGGTTGTAAGGTTACTCTTTATGAGCATGGTGGGTTTGCCGGGCAACATGTAAGAAGACCTCAGAGTTCAAATTTTGCGCTTAGAAGGTATGACTACCCTAGGCTTAGTCAGATAGGTTTTGACGATAAAATGACTAGTCTCAAGGTAGAATGCAGCGGCGCAGAAATGTGCAAAGAGAAGCCTTCGACAAAATCTCCAGATTGTACGCAGATGCAAGGTTGCGAGCCCAAAACGCTATGTGCAACTAAGGTTGCCTCGTTTTGCAGTGATCACCTTGACGATCCAGATGAAGGAGCAGCTTGTCGTAAGTTTTGTGAGAATCCTCAGAATGGGTGTGACGATATTAAAGTTGAAGCATACTGTAATAGAGCAATAGCCAAATCTTCGTCGAACAACACTCCGTTTCCAGCTGAATGTCAGTGTATCACCATGGGTCCTGAAGACAAGATTTCAAGAAAACTGGACTCAGCAAATGGTGGTCATTATAACGGAACGCAGCAGCTTCGAAAAGGTAATTACGCGTGCTGGTCTAAAAAATGCGTAAATGGGACTGCACCAAAATCTGGGCAGTTGCATTTGTCATCATGGTGGAACACTGACTACCCATGTCGCTCTGTGGTATTGTGTGACCAGACAATAACTGGTTCAGATTTTAGGAGTTACGATCAGTCAACAATCAATTTTATTAATGATTGTGAAAGTAGTGGTGGGTTGCCATCGCTGCCCTCGCCCTCGCCCTCGTCCTCGCCCTCGCCCTCGTCCTCGCCCTCGCCCTCACCCTCGCCCTCGCCACCTTCCGATGGAATGAGTGCGCTAGTAATAGGGTTATCAATAGGTGGGGTTTTTTTTATCCTGGTCTTTGTCTTGCTTATCTTGATGATGTTAAGAAAGAGAAAGAGAAAGAGAAAGGGTTAGTAAACCTAGAATAATATTTATTGAAAAACTCATCATATTTGATTGTTTTTACGTGCATAGAGCCCATCGTTCTCAACACGGCCTTGGTCGCTTCCTCAATCGACTC